ATAACATGGCAACAGATCCAAATCCAAAACTTGACGCTAACGGGCAACCAATTGGGCAAACAGTAAATACAAAGCCGAGCCTGACAGCACCGTTGATTAGCGGTTCGTCCTCTAACGCTTTACCTGCTGGACAGGCTATCCGTCCTCGCCGTGCGCAAGCGATGCCTGGTCAAACCCTTTCCGCAGAAGAAGAAAGTTTCTTTGACCCCAAAACAGGGATGTATACAGGTCAGCAACTTGTTAACCCTAAAGGTTTCATTGAACGTGGTCAGTACAGTTCCGATGAGGCATACGGAGAACTAGCAAAATATCCTCCTGTTGAACGCCGTAATCTACTGAATCGTTTTCAGCAGTTGGGCATATACGGAAGAACAAAACCTTCTAACAGTGGGTTCGCAACTAGGGACTTGAACGCTATGCGTGAAGCAATGTTGTGGGCAAACGCTAACGGTGTAACTATCGAAGCCGCCCAGACGCTCATGGCTTCCGAAGTGGGTTTCACCCCTTCAGGCGCAGCTAGAAGAATCCGCACCACCCCTAAGCAAGACTTGACTGCTGTGTTCCGGCAGGCTGCAAGTTCCGTTCTTGGTCGTCAACTTTCCGATGCCGAAATCAACAAGTTTGTAAGGTCGTACAACAACATGGAAGTTACTGAAGCAACAGGTGGGGCTATTGCCCCTAACGCTTCTGTGGCTGCCGAACAGTTCGTGAAGACTGGCGCACCAGGAGAAGCACAAGCTATGGGGGCTTTAACCTTGACAAACATTATTGACAACGCAATCAAAGGACTTGGCTAATGGCTAACGCACCAGTTAAAGATATTGAAAATCAAATTTCTGCATTACAAAAAGTTGCCGACGAATTAAACAATTCAACAGCTACAGGCACAGGTGAATACATATATGCAGATAAAAAGTATTCTAAACAAGAACTTGATTCATTTTTGTCTACTATCAAAAAAGACATTTCTTTATTAAAGAAATCAATCAAGCCTGTTCTTGATCTTCGAGACAAATTAAAGAGTGCTTCTGCTACGGGTCCTTTCCAAGAAATGAGTCCTCAACAAAAAAAGATTGTTGATACTGTTCGGATGAAACTTTCTAATGCTGAAGCAGGGACTTATACCCTGCCTCAATTAACTGGTGGTGTCCCATCTGCAACCGGCGCAACTCCATCGGGTCCGACTGTCACAACTCCTGCCCCTGCTCCTGCCTCAACCGCTGGACGACCCGCTACTGCTGTAGCACCACAAGGACCATTCCGACCTGGCACCTTTGGTGTACCCGCCGTAACTACCCCAGCTGTGGATACTGGTGCTACGGTTACAGGCACCGGTGGAGGCACCACAAAAGTTGTCACTAAAAAACCTCCTACAAAAAAAGCCCCAGTTGTTGACTGGAAGCCCAAGTTCCGTGAAATGTTCCCAAGTCAATCATGGCTACTGGATCTAGATAGCACCAAATACTCTGGTCTTTTCAAGTTGCTTGAAACAGGTGTCAAAGATGAAATGTGGTCAACCCCTGAAAGCCAAGCACGTTTCGCTGCCCAGCTCCAAGGAACAGATTTTTATGTTGAACTCAAAACCAACGACACAGTTAAAAACATCACGTCCCTTGTTGGAGATTTAGGATTCGACACCGTTCCGTTTAACAACTTTCTTAAAGACGCAATGAACTTCGGCTGGAAAGACGACACCCTTAAACAAAAGGTTTATGAAGAAGCCTTCCGTAAAGACCCAGCCACAGGGAACTACGTCAACGCCACAACAATTGAACGGGTACGCAAATCAAACCCATACCTGACGGTAGCCAACATTGGTAAAGCATTTTTCAATACCGTTTCCGACAGCACCATCGCCGGTGTTCTGACTGGATCAATGATTCAAGACGATGTTGTCCGACAGCAGCGTGAACTAGCTAAAGGCAAATATGCCCACCTGTCTAGTTTGATTGATCAGGGTTTAAGCCTTGAAGACATTTCTGATTCATACAAAACACAAGCATCCAAACTGCTCGAAAAAGATGTGAACTCAATTGACATGAGCCAAGGTGCCTACTCACAAGCGTTTGACTTTGGAGAAGAAGGCAAGAAGCGTTTGATGTCCACAAGTGAATGGGAAGTCAAGTTGCGTTCAGACGCTAACTTTGGTTGGGATAAAACACAGAACGCTAGGGAAGAAGCCCGTGCTTTGGCAAGTAGCATTTCACAAGCATTTGGTAGAGTCCTCTAATGGCAGAAGAAATATACACAGACTCAGCTTTTAAGATTCTTCAGGATACTTTAGAATTTTATGGTCTGGGCGACCCAGAGTTTTTAACTTCCGTCAAGGGTCTTTGGACAAACAAAACCATTAGCCCTGGTTCCACCATCGACGAGATTGGTATCCAGTTGCGTGACACTAAAGCTTTCAATGATCGGTTTCCTGCCAACAAAACCCTTAAAGATCAAAACAAGCCACAATTCTCAGTGTCCCAGTATTTGCGTATGGAATCCGATTACAAGCGTCGCCTCCAATCAGCGAACCTGCCAGAGAACTTTTACGACTCTCCCGCAGATTTCCAGCAACTTATAGCCAACGACGTGTCACCAGAAGAACTTCAAGGACGCATAGATCAGGGATACCAAGCAGTAAGAAACGCCAGCCCTACCGTCATCGCAGAATTCAAAAGACTTTACGGTGTAGGAGAAGGCGACCTAGCCGCATACTTCATTGACCCTCAACGGGCAAGACCAACCTTTGACCGGTACGAAGCACAACGCCAGGCACAAGCCGCAGCAGTGTCTTCACAAGCACAACTTCAAGCTGGCATTGCGTTGACCGCACAAGAATCAGAAGCCCTTGTCCGTTCTGGTATTACAGAAGAATCACAAGCCCAAGCAGGGTTTTCCGCAATCGGCGCACAGCAAGAATTGTTCAACCCACTCCAAGGTGAACAAGCCATTAGCCGTGAACAGCAAATTGCTGGGACCTTCGGCACCAACGCTGAAGCACGTAAAGCAATCACAGCTCGCAAGCGATCACGCCAAGCAGCATTTGAAACCGGTGGTGGGTTCGCAACAACCCAAGGTGCATCAGCCCTCGGCACAGTAGGGCAGTAGCACAACATTATTTAGTGTGTTAGTTTAAGTCTGATCCCGACGGGAAGACCTACTGACAGCCCCCCTAGTCAGCAGCGTAAATATGGGGTGTAAAAACTAAGTAGCCATTGCAACCCTCCAGTGCAATGTGGACCAAGGAGAGTGCCATATGTCAGAATACGAAGATTTCGATTCAGAATTCGACGACCAAACGGAAACCGAACCCACACAGAATCCTGTACGGGCAAGGATGAAGCAGTTGGAAAAAGAAGCCAGAGAGCTACGCAAACAAGTTGCGGAATTCTCAGCAACCCAACGAGAACTAGCTTTCGTTAAAGCAGGAATTGATCCCGCTTCACCGCAAGCCAAGTATTTCGTTAAAGGTTACGACGGTGATTTAACCCCAGAAGCTATCCGTGAAGCCGCCGTTGAAGCACAACTAATTACACCCCTAGCGTCGGAAGATGCAGACAAGCAAGCATGGAAGCAATCCAACAAGATTGCGGCAGGTAGCGAGTCAGCCCCTCCTCCACCGTCGTGGAATAAAAGGATTAGTGAAGCATCATCTGAACAAGAGGTTTACGATATTTTTGCTGAGGCGCAAGCCCAAGGTATTGACCTTGGGTAATCAAAACCCCCTCTAAAATTTAAGGAAAACCCCAAATGGCTGATTATTACGCCAATGAGATAAGCACATCTAGCTTGTCTACAGACCAAGTAGCTTTTGAGAAGTTGGCATATTTTGCCCTTCGTCCAGAAATGTACTTTGACCAGTTCGCATCTGTTCAAGCTACAAACGCTACAAACCCAGGTGCTTCAGTGAAGTTCACCGTATTCGCAGATCTCGCAGCGGCTACTACGCCACTCGGTGAAGCTGAGGATGTAACCCCTGTCGCCATGAGCGATAGCCAGGTCACAGTAACCCTTGAAGAATACGGTAACGCAACTGTTACCACCGCTAAACTCCGTGCATCATCGTTCCTCCCTGTGGACCCAGTAGCAGCTCAGGCTGTTGGTTACAACGCTGGTTTGTCAATTGACACCATCGCTCGTAACGCTGTTCAGGCTGGATCAAACGTGATTTACGCAACAGGTGGTGCAACAGACCCATCTAGCCGTACAACCATCAACACTGATGACACCCTTACCGCTAACGATATCCGTCGTGCAGTGGCTCAATTGCGTGGAGCGAATGTTCCAACAATCGGTGGCAACTATGTCGGTTTCATTCACCCAGACGTTTCGTACGACCTTCGTGGTATTACAGACGCTTCTGGTTGGCGTGACTCATACAAGTACACCAACGCAATGCCGCTTTACAACGGTGAAATTGGTATGTTTGAAGGCGTTCGTTTTATGGAGTCGTCTCGTGCGCCTCTGTTCGCAGACGCATCAAACAACTCCGGTGCATCAGGAACCATTGACGTTTACGGTACCCTCATCATGGGACAGCAGGCTCTTGCCAAGGCTGTTTCTATGGGTGGCGAGTACGGCAACCAGCCATCAATTGTTTACGGAACAGTTACAGACCTTCTGAAGCGTTTCCGTCCAGTTGGTTGGAAGCATTTCGTTGGTTACGCAGTGTTCCGTCAGGAAGCACTGCGTCGTATCGAATCAGCTTCAAGCATTGGTACAAACGCCTAATAATTTCCGACAAGGAATTTATAACGGAAGCCCCTGCCGAAAGGTGGGGGCTTTTGTTATTATCTAGATATGGCAACATTTATTACCCCAACAGACAATCTTGTGTATTGGTCTGAACCAGAGGAGAGAGGGATCTTTGCCCATCTTCGCCCTGGTCGTCGTGGACGGAACGTGTTCAAAATGACTGATGGGTCGTTTCAGGAAACTGAACCGTCTGATCATAGTTTGATTTCTTATACGTATCATGGTGGTCATGTGCATACTGTTGAGGGTCAGGAACAAGCCGATCTTGTGGCTGCTGGTTATGGGGCGTTCATTTCGTGAAGCATAGGGAGACTCATCCGTTTTTGGATGTTGAGGGTTGTTTTGGTTGCAGGGTTGCCGGTGTTCAGATGGGGTCTAACTCTACGACCACTCGTGGTGAATCGGTTGCGCATATTAATCAGCGGGAAAAGAACTGGTCTAAGGATATGCCTGCCTATAAGCGTTTACGGGCTGAAGGTTTGCAACCTAAAACTATTGACGGTTGCCATGCTGTTGAACAGTTAGCTACTTCTCGCCATCAAATTGAAGGCACTCCTGCCCCGTTGTGAACTATCAATCTTGGAAGGGTTTTGATGATCCTAAGTTGGGGTATGGTTCGATGCTTCAGGGGTTTAAGGATTCGCTTCCTAAGTCTGTGACGTTGGATAACCATGCGTCTGTGAGTGTTCATATGCAGGTCCCGTATGCTTGCAAGGGTTGGTTTACGGGTCAGCATCGGGTTTTGTTTTCTATGTGGGAAACCGATACGTTGCCATCTAACTTTCGTAAATGGCTGGGTCAGTTTGACCAAGTGATTGTTCCTTGCGAATATAACGTGGAACTGTTCAGTGAGTTTCATAAAGATGTTTCCTACTGCCCGTTGGGGGTTGATCACAAGTTTTGGAAACCAATGCCTAAACCTGATGGGGTGTTTCGTTTCCAAGGTGGCGGGTCGCTATGGCATCGCAAAGGGATGGATGTCCTTGTTAAAGCCTTTAATGCTTTGAACCTTCCTGATGCTGAACTGCATATCAAAGCTGCCCCTCATGCTCAGGATGTGCCTAGCCAGCATCTTGGCGACAAAGTGTTTCTTAACAGGACTTGGATGAGTCCCATCGAGCAACGTGACTGGTATAGCAAAGCTGATTGTTTCGTAGCACCGGCTCGTGGCGAAGGTTTCGGGCTTATGCCGTTGCAGGCTATTGCCAGCGGTATCCCTACAATCGTGTCAGACAGCACAGGACAAGCCCAGTTCGCCCATCTCGCCTTCGGGATAGTTCCATGCGGTAAATCCAAAGCAGAGACAACAGGGCAGTGGGATGAACCCAACCAAAAGATTCTTGAAGAACTGATGATGGAGGCATACACCAATCGTGGCTCCATTAAGCAGGTTGCTGTGTCTCGCATCCCTGAAACCAAAGCCTTCTCATGGTCTAACGCCACCCGACGGTTACTGTCGTTGATCCCTGAAGGCACCCTCCTAGATGACCCTGACTGGGTTTTGCCTGATGTGAAGGTTGAAATCCAAGTGAACCGCAAAGTCAAAGCAGATATCGGCAACGAGTCATACAGTCTACAACCAGGGCAAATCTATGTTGTTTCTGATAATGTCCATCAGGTTTTAACCGATGCGGGATATGTCGTTTAATGGTAATATACCCTTGATATGGCTGCACCTGCAAAACAAGATTTAACTATCACTCGTGGTGATACAGAAACCGTTGAGGTAACTATTACCACGGACGGTACAACACCTGTGAACATCACGGGTCGTACGTATTCATCTCAGATGAGAGTCACCCCTGACATTTCAGCTATCAGTATCACAGGTTCTTGTGCTGTAACCGACGGGGCAGCTGGAAAACTAACAGCCACGTTCAGTGCTACAAATACGGCTGCTCTTGATCCTGGCTTTCTTTATTGGGATTTGCAGGAAAACGCTTCGGGTGTGATCACTACTATTTTGTCTGGGACTGTCACGGTTCTTGCCGATGTGACTCGGTAGTTAATGGCTACTGTCCAGGTTACGGTTGCGATATCGAATGAACCGGTTGTTGTTTTCAAGACTGGTTCTACGGTTGTTGTTGCTCTTGCTGATCCTTCTATTCCTGCGACTGTTGGTACGAAGGTGTCGGTTGTTGGGTCTGAGAACGCTGGTCCACAGGGTGCTACCGGACCTACTGGTCCGACTGGTTCTACTGGTTCTCAGGGCGTAACTGGTCCTACTGGTCCTACGGGATCACAGGGTGTTACAGGACCTACAGGTCCAACTGGTGCCGCATCGACGGTTACGGGTCCTACTGGAGCGACTGGTGCCAACTCTACGGTGACTGGACCTACGGGTCCTACGGGTCCTACTGGTGCTGATTCATTGGTAACTGGACCGACTGGTGCGCA